AGCAACACTGATTGACTTATTCTACTGGTTGTGCTTGTACTTCTTCAAAGAGCTCAACGATATTCCTATGAGTACAACTTGGGTATTTGTTGGTCTACTTGCAGGACGTGAACTAGCAATGGCTACATACTATGGTAAGCAAAAAACTAAGAGTGTGTTTCCACTAGTGGCAAAGGACTTTGGAAAGATGATGGTTGGACTTGGTGCTTCGGTAGCATTGGTTCTTATGATACATTATATTATTCTACCAAACGGACTATAATCCACAACAAAAATAAAAAGACGTTTCGGCGTCTTTTTTCTTGACTTTTAAATCGTTTGTATATATACTATACAGACACTAACAAATTAACTATCCGCAAAGGAAAGGACACAGTTTGAAGATGAAAATAATCGCAGGTAATAGCAATAGGGCATTAGCACAAGATATTGCAGAACACTGTTTTGCTGGACTGGTACCAGCTACAATATCAACATTTGCAGACGGAGAAACAAGCGTCGAGTTTGAAGAAAACGTTAGAGGCGAGGATGTGTTTATTATACAAAGTACATCATCACCTGTAAATGATAGTTTAATGGAATTGCTTATTATGATTGATGCGGCAAGACGATCAAGTGCTAGTCGTATTACTGCTGTTATTCCTTACTTTGGTTATGCTAGACAAGATCGTAAGAGTGCAAGTCGTACTCCTATTACAGCAAAACTAGTTGCTAACCTATTAACAACATCAGGCGCAGATAGAATCCTTACAATGGATTTACATGCAGGACAGATACAAGGTTTCTTTGATATTCCAGTGGACGATTTAACAAGCCGTAAAGTATTTGCTAAAGACATCAAGTATAAAGTTAACACAGAAGAGCCAACAGTATTTGTATCACCAGATGCAGGTGGTGCTGTTAGAGCTCGTAAGTTTGCAGACATGTTCCATGGAGACATTGCTATTGTAGACAAGCGTAGGCCTGAAGCAGGCAAGAGCGAAGTAATGGCACTGATTGGTGATGTTGAAGGCAAACATGCTATTCTAGTTGACGACATTGTTGACTCAGGCGGAACATTATGTAGTGCGGCCAAAGCAATTATGGACGCAGGTGCATTGTCAGTTCGTGCTTATATTACACATGGTGTATTGTCAGGCGAAGCATGTAACAAGGTTGAAAAGAGTGTGTTAGAGGAGTTAGTAGTTACAGATAGTATCAACGATCGTTGTCCTAAGAACTGTAAAAAGACACGACAGGTTAGTGTCGCGCCTTTATTTGGTGAAGCAATCCGTAGAGTATCAAACGAAGAAAGCGTTAGTAGTTTATTTTCCTAACGCTGTTTCAATGTGTTTGATGTATTCGTCAATGCTGTGATCACTAAATGAGTCAACCTTACCAGCCTTAAGTCCCATCCATAAACCGCGGAACTTATCTTTGATACGTTGCCAAGAATTTAAGTTACGAACGTTGCCATAGGCGTTGATGTAGTGTTTAGTGCCATGATGCTTATAACCCATAAACGATGGAGGAACTGTAGTAACAATATCATTATTGTTTCTCCATCTATGGTGTTCAACACATAGGCTATCACAATATCCTTTCCAGCCTACACGAGGTGATCCATATGTGTAAAGCTCTATTGGATCATTAAGGTCGATATTATGTCTGCAACGACTTGCCATTATAGTAGCCATTGCCGCCCCTAAACTATGTCCGGTGAACCAAAGTGTCTTAGTAACATTTGTTTTACGTAAAACATCTTCTTCAACCATTGGCCATAGTTCATCAACTTCTGCTTTGAAACCTCTGTGTACACGACTCATGGTTTCTGCAAGAACTGGTAGGGCTTTTAGATCTGCCTTGATATCATTAAACTCTGCGGGTTGTGTTCCTCTGCAAGCAATTACTAGATCAGTCTTATTCATAAAGCGGTATGCTTGAGCTCCGTTTCTGTCATAAAACTCTGTTGTTGTAAATCCTAATTTTTTTGCTTGCTCTTTTGCTTCATCGAAGTTACAATATGCTACTTGTGATAGTTTCGCAAATAACAATGAACGTTCGAGAAAGCCTAGTTTTTCTATACCTTGCATGGGTGCCCTCCATTATGTACAGTTATTTATTGTTATTGTAACTAAATACACATATAGGAATTAGAATAATGCGTAAGAAAACACGAAGCATACTAGAAGAACTTAATAACTTAGGTAAACCTAAGAATGATGACCTTCTAATTGAAGCAACGGCAAGTAACATAATTGAAAGCTCTATTAATTTGCTTAATATGATTCACCGTGTTTACGATCAAGACAATGCCGCTGAATTAGAAAGACGTTTTCTTAATAGTATTAGATCTGGCGACCCTAGAAAGTTTAAAAGAAGCATATCAAGAATTATTGAAGGAAAAAATAATGATACTGAATGAAGGTGGAAACATATTCCAAGGTACAGAACCGTTTGATCATAAGATAATACCTGCTATGATGAAACAAATTAACTCTGTAACAACTAAAACAGGTGCCAAAGCATTACCAATTGGATCAGGAGCATCACCTACACCAGGTAAGATAAGCGGCGACCTTGATATGATTATTGACGCTGGAGCATTGTTTAAGCATTTTAATGTTACAACTCCTAAAGATGCAAGAATAGAATTAGAAAAGTTATTTCAACAAGCAGGATATGAAACAAAACGTAGCGGAACAAGTGTCCATGTTAAAACAACAGCAGGCAAAGCAGCACAGCAAGTTGACATAATGGTTGTTGCCAATGGCGACACAGCACAAAAGTTTCACGTTCATGACATACCAAAAGGTTCACCGTATAAAGGTGTACACAAGCAAATACTAATTGCAGACCTAGCAAAGAATACAAAGAATGAAAATCATCCAGAAGGCATGAAGTGGAGTGCATACAAAGGATTATTAGATCGTAGAGATGATGCTATGATATCTAATAACTTAGATGAAATTGCCAAGATACTTTTAGGTGGTGATGCCAAAGCAAAAGACTTAGCATCAGTTGAAGCAATGGTTGCTAAAAGTCCTAGGGCTAAAGACCTAGTAGACAAGCAAGAACAAAACGAGTTTGCTGACACACCATGGAAGAAATCAAAAGTAGCTGTAGAAACATTAGGTGAAAAACAACTACGTAGATTAAAAGAGTTACTTCCGCGATGAGATTTACAGAGTTTAGACATACGTTAACAGAAGCGGCCAAAGTTGGTAGAGAATATCAGCACTTGGAAGACCTTGTATTTGTTAACGGGTCTCAAGGCGCACTTAAAGCCGCTGACGTACTAGACAACTTAGGAACTGATAGTTCAGATGTTGCAATCAAATGGGACGGTAATCCTACTATCTATTGGGGTAGAGAAAATGACGGAACATTTGTAATGGTAGGTAAAAACGGCTGGGGCAGAAACAAAAGTAAGAGTGCAGAAGACCTTGCTAACTTTATTAAGAACTCAGGTAAAGGTGAAGAGTGGCGCGAAAAGTTTGGTAATGATATGGGTACAATTTTTAATGTACTTAAGAATGCAACTCCGCCAAGTGTAAATCAATATGTGTATGGTGATTTATTATATTATCCTGGTAAGCCGTATATAATTAACGACGGCAAAATACAATTTACACCTAACAAAGTTACATATACTGTAGATGCAAACAGTGACATAGGCAAACGTATTGCACAAAGTAAAGTAGGTGTTACTGTACACACACGTTACGATGAATTTGGCGACAAAGCAGGACAACCTATACAACAAACAGGCGAATTAAATAATAAAGATGTTGTTGTGCTAGGACAAACATATGTTTCACATCAACCTGAAGTTAATACAAAAGAAACAGATAAAATACGTAAGCAAGTAAATGCCCATGCAGGCCACATAGATAAGTTCTTAGCGGGTACACAGGGATTAAGTAATCCAGCACAAATCATTTACACCTATATGAATCATATGACTCGCACACGACAAATAGATAATATAGAAAACGGATTTTTTGATTGGCTTAAAACAAGCAAAGTTAGTCAAGGACAACAGGCAAAACTAGCGGCAATGAATGAAAGCAATCCAGAGGCATTGCCAGCAATCTTTAGTTTAGTAAAACAAATAATGATTGCAAAGGATGATGTCATTACACAACTAGACGGAGCAGATGCAGATATCAAAGCATCGACAGGCGATGAGCAAGGCGGCGAAGGTTACGTTGCTCAAAAGTCAAAAATAAAACTGGTTCCACGAACTAGGTGGCAACCAAACTAAAAGGAAAAATAAAATGAAAATTAATGAATTAATTTTAGAAGCAGACTTTGATATGGATTACCGTCCAGGTCTTGATCCGCATGGATCAGAATTAGACAAAGACGATGATAGTGTAGCGGTCAAACTTAAAGGTGAGCCTATGCAAGTCCAGCTTATGAGAATTGAAGATTCAGAAGAAGACGACGATATTAAAAATCCTGTAAGAAGTGTTGTAACTTCAGACAACGAGAAGATTAGAGTTGAACGTCCTGAAGCTGTAGCAATACTTAAAGCACTTAAGAGCCCAACAGGTAAGCCACAACAAAAACTACAACTTCAACAGAAAATTCAAGACTCAGCAGGGTTAATCAGCATTCTTAATATCTTACGCAAGAAGAAGTAATGGACTTTCTTAGAGCATTGGAAAACAATACTGAGATACAGCCTGACAAAGAGTCAGCTGAGTTACTCGGTAAGTTAGAAGAACTACAATTAGTTTTTAACGATCTAGAAGAGCTAGATGAAGGCGCATTTGACCGCATTGAAAAGCGTGTCGAAGCAAGAGACCTAGCTCTGTATAGAATGATTGTAGGTCAACGTAATATGATGCTCACTAAAAAGTTCTTAGAACTAGCACTTGCTGGCAAAAGCGTACCTAGCACAATGGTAAAAGGCTTTGTTCCTGCACTAGAAATGCTGGATGATATCGTTACAGCAGGCCCAGGATATGTTCAAATGCTTAAATTACTCCATCAAAGAGCCAAAAAAGGCTCATAATCAACATTTTTTATAAAAAAAGATAAATAATAATAAGCACTCCGAGGAGCTCGGAGCGTGTCATTAGATATTATATTTAAAGGAGAAATAAAATGGCAACACAAGCAAAAGTAAATGGTTTAACAACCGCAGGTAGTTTTTATGGATATGATCCAATCATCCTTAAGATTACAGGAACAAACGTAGCAACAGCAGATACAGCATCTGTAGACGGCGTAGCAGCTTTTACACAAGGTAACCTTTCAAAAGCAATTAGTGCAATTCAAACACAAATGAGCGTTGTACACGTTGGCGAAAGAGCTAACAACATTGTATGTGTAATGGTTGACTCAGCAACAGCAAACGCATATGTTTCAGCTAACACTGACACAGACGTAGCAGCAGCTGTTAAAGCATTAGTAGATACAGCAACAGGTGTAACATCAACTGTAGCAGCTATCACACTAACAGCAGGCGACTTAGCATAAGAATTCCTAGCTACCTTTAGGAACCGTGATGTTATAAAGGCGTCACATCAAAAGGCTCACTTTTTAAGTGGGCCTTTTTTTATGGCTATAAGTATTAACATGCGTTTTATATTAAAAACTTTAGTAGATATTACACCAACCTATGCTCGTAGAACTGAGGATAGATACATGTACAATCAACACCAAAACTATATGACAGTAGTTAATACACTAGGGTTGCGTAGTAATCCATTATCTGTTGTTGTTACAGAAGAAATAGAGTCTACAAAATACTTTGGCTCAACTTACACAGGTGAACAAAAAGTTTGGACAATTGAGTTTGAAATAGAACGTGAAGGAAGTTTAGAAGTACCTATGTTAAAAGAAGACTTTAATTTAGTGCCCTTTATACGTGGGTTGAGTGAATCTGTAGAGCTTGATAATTCCATTTTTCAATCAACTAATAAGAAGTATAAGAACATATATTTTGAACAGATATGATAAATAAAAGTATACAACAAAAGTATACAACAAAACAAACAGGCATCTATTTTAAGGCTAACTACGAGTTTACTTAACAAAATCCTTGAGCAGGATATACGGAGATAATAGATGGCCACCAGCCTAGAAAAGAAAAACTTAGAAGCACACGTTGATTTATGTCAAGAAAGATATGAACAACTTGAAGCACGTCTTACTAAAATAGAAACCAAAGTAGAACACATTCATAAAGATATCACCGATGGGCAAAAGTCTATGACTAAAGTGCTTGTTGGCACAGCTGGCACAATCGTTGCTGGTTTACTTTCCACAATAATCGTAATTTTATTAAACGTTAATTAATCCGATAAATAACTATATGTTATTAAGAGAGATTACCTTACCGCTTGACGATCTAGAAGAAGCTAAAATGGCTTGGGCTAAACGTGGCAACAAAGTTGTTCGTAAGTTTAGATGTGCTGGCGGCAGACGACATGGACGTATTGTTTCTAATATTGCTCAGTGTTTTGCAAAGCCTGACATGAAGAAACGTTTAAAACTTAAAGTTACTAAAGCAAGGCTTGGTGCTAAAATGGCACGTAAGGCACGTAAGACTAAAAGAGTAAGTTCAGCAAGTCGCAGAGTAGCAGCTCTTAATAAAGCAAGTAGACCAAAGAGATTATAATGTACTTAAGAGAGTTGACAGAAACAACTTCAATAGAAGAAGGAGCAACTAGCATTTACGGCCGTAAAGGCGGAAAGAATGTTCGTAAGTACAGATGCAACAGTGGTCCACGTAAAGGACGTATTGTTGCAAAGATGGCAACATGCACAGCACCAAAGAGTATTAAGAAAGCAACTACTCTTAAGAAAGTAAAACGTGCTGGAGCAAAACGACAAGCGGTTAAGATAGCAAGAACAAAAAGAGCAAACCCTGCATCAAGCAGATTACCTAAAGTAAACAAGGGTATAAGAACTAGACGTAAACAGTCTAAGGCCAAGAGGATATAAAATGAAAATTAATGAAATTACAGAAATGCAAGGATCTAAGCCTGCAATTATTAAAAACCTCAAGCCAGGACAAAGTGCAGAGGTAGATAATATGGACGGCACTAAAACTATTATTGATCTTAAAAAGAATCCATCAGCACTACAAAAAGATCCTAAGACTAAAAAAGTCACTATAAACAAAAAGCCCCAACCGGGCACGAAAACCAATCCAGCAACAACTGTTAAAAGAGGCGACAAGGTTTTCGCAACACCAGGACAATGAAACTAAACGAGTTAATTAATAGCTTTAGTATAGCTATTTCGAATGAGGAAGCAGAGGTATTAGAAAAAGTAAACCCTGTGCAACCCCTACAAGGCTTTTCTCCTAGAGAACAAGTCATAATTGATAACTTAATAAGGAAAAGTCTAGTAAGTAAAATACTGAAAGACAATATTGTAATGGTGGTGCAAAATGAATTCGGAACTAGCTAATAGACTTGAAAGTTTAATAAACAGCAAGATACAAGATTATCCACTACCTGTAGTGAATGGTAACAGTATACGTATTAAGAACTACATTGTAAGATATAGTAAACGTGCCGGTGCATGGTTAGTATATGACAGCAAAGAAAATGTCCAAGCAGGAAAGTTCTTTGCAAAGACTAGTGCAATAGCATTTGCCAAAGTAAATGCGTCAAATGACTCATATCTAAGTGCAACTATAAACAGGCTAGATGATGTACTAAGCAAACACTATCAAGATTGTGTATTTTACAATCACAGTATGAAAGTTACTGAAGACGAAATCAAATATGATGTTTTATCTACTAGATTTGACATAAGTTATAGTATAGCACAAGACGTAAAGTCGCAACTGGATGAACTAATCCTGTGCTAGATGATAAATAAATATACAAAGAACAACACATAGGAAAGTTGAACAATGAATATAAGAGAAATATCAAAACCAATTACAGCTAAGGCACTTAATGAGAGCCTAGCAAAGAAGTTTGGCCAGCGTCTAAACTTAGAAGAATTTACACTTGTGCAACTACAAGATGCTCAAAACAAACTAAGAACAACACTTAGTCAAGTAGAAACAAAAGAAAGTTTCAACGCAACACAAACACCAGCATATCAAAAATCAAAACTTTTCCTAGATGTTCTTAATGCTGAAATTGGTGAAAGATCTGATATTGATGAGCCTGTACTTGAAGCAACTATTACTGAAGGCGAAGAAGATAAAGCAGAATTAGTAATGGCAGCCAAAGACATGGTAGACCGTGTAACGGGTTGGATGGAAGACACAGCAGAAATGCAAACAGAATCAATGCTTGAACTAGCAGATGCTATTAGAGACGAGATGGGTAGTGAGCAAGCTGAGTCATTCACTAACACTATTAAGCCAGCACTAGAGCAAATGTACGAAGTAATGGAAACTACACGTTCTGCACTTACAAACGGTGTAGGTATGCTTACAGGTGAAGGCGGCGCTGAAGAGCCTATGGGCGACGAGCTAGGCGATATGGGTGACATGGGTGACATGGAACCAACAGACGACATGGATGCGGAAGCACCAGCAGACGACATGGACATGGACATGGGCGATGACTTTGGTGCAGACGATGCTGCGGCAGGCGGAGAAGATGAAGCTGGTCGTGAAAAGCGTGAAAGTGTTGAGCGTTCAAAAAAAAAGCTCAAATAGCTGAAGCATTAGACGAATCTGGTACGCTAGTACAAATTATCAAAACAATTAAACCTGGAACAACTGTTAGTTGGGATAAACTCAACGGCTATATGAAAAAAGCAGGCGTTCCACAGTTTGATTATAACACATTCAAAGAAACATACGATTCAAATCCACAACTCCAAAAGCTAGTTAAGTTTGACCCACAAGGGGTAACTATTAATGATAGCTCAATGGATCAAGTAGGTAGCACTGAGCCTAGCAATGCTGACACAGTTGGCGCCATGGCAAAAAGAGCAACTAACCTAAGCGACTTATAGGTTGACTTTCCATAGTTATTGTAGTACAATACACTAAAGGAACCTATATATTATATGTCACTAATCATCGAGAAATACAAATACGAACGACTCAAGCGAGTTGAAGTTAACGGCAAACGTAAGTATGCCGCACCTGGCGGTGTACCAGTAGCAAGTGTAACAACTATCTTAGATGCAACAAAAGATAAATCACATTTGATTGCTTGGCGCAAACGTGTAGGCGAAAAGAAAGCACAAGAGATTGTAACCGAAGCTGCAGGCGTGGGTACACGTATGCACAAATACCTTGAAGACTATATAGAGTTTGGCGAATGGCCTACTTGCGGTAGTAATCCATATGCACAAAAAGCACATGCAATGGCAACTAAAATACGCGAAGAAGCAATGGGCGATGTAGACGAGATATGGGGAAGTGAAGTTCCTTTATATGTACCTGGTATCTATGCAGGAACAACTGACTTAGTAGGACAGTACAAAGGACAGCCATGTATAATGGACTTCAAACAAACTAACAAACCTAAGAAACCTGAGTGGGTATATGACTACTATCTACAGTTAACAGCGTATGCTCTAGCACACAACGAAGTACATGGCACAAATATACGTGAAGGACATATCTTTATGTGTTCACGTGATCTAGAATATCAACAGTTTGATATATGGCCAGACGAGTTTGATGACTGGGCGCAGGAGTGGTGGAAGCGTTGCGAAATGTATTATGAGAAACAAGCATAAATACATTATAGAAAGCAACTTAGGAGAGCGCAGTGGCCGTAGTACAAATCAGTCGTATACAAGTCCGTAGGGGACAAGCAAATCAAGGATCAGGTATCCCGCAACTTGCTGGCGGTGAATTTGGCTGGGCGGTTGACGCACAAGAACTTTACATTGGTAACGGTTCCGTAGCTGAAGGTGCTCCTGCTGTTGGTAATTCAAAGATACTAACAGAACATGATGACATATTCGAACTTGTAGGCACATATGCATACAAGAAAGGCGCAATTGATACCGGTGAAGGTATTGCTGTTGAGCGTACACTTAACGCAAGACTAGATGACATCGTAAGTGTTCGTTCGTTTGGTTGTGCAGGTGATGGATCAGACATTACTGCATCATTACAAAAGGCACTGTACGAACTTTACTTAAACCCTACTACAAAAACTAATCCACAGAGCAGAGTAATATTACATGTAGAGCCAGGAACTTATAGAATTAGTTCTACAATTAATATTCCACCTTTTGCAACTATTGCAGGAGCAGGTAAAGACAAAACTATCTTTATAAAGACAGGTGACTTTACTATGTTCCAAACTATTTCTAAAGACTCTACGTATGACGGTGTTGTAGCCAATGCTATAGTATATGGCGATCCAACAATAACATATGCAAACAGTTCGCAATACATAGAATTTAGAGACTGTACACTACAATCAGAAAGCAATGATGGTACACTACTACAACTTAATAGTTGTCGTGACAGCCGTTTTGTAAACATGCAATTCCAAGCAAACAAACTAGCAACATCTTCAACTAATCCTGCTGTATTAATTAGAAGCAAGAGTGATGCTGTAAGATCTGAATTTAATAGATTCGTTGATTGTGAGTTTGTAAACATTGGTAAAGCAATAGTTAGTGATCATAATATTTCACGTAATGAAATAGACGCATGTAAGTTCTATAACATTACAAAGGCCATTGAGCTAGGTGTTACACCTACTATTGGTCAAGCAAATGCTACCGACAATAACATTAGAGAATGTTATTTTGAAAACGTTGAGCAACAAGCAATACACATTGCAAATGGCACACGTAACTCTAGTATCAATAATAGATTTGGTCCTAGTGTGGGCAATAACGGCGGTAGCGAATTAACTGTTGCTCATAGTATAATAAAATTTGGCGAATCAGGCAATATTTCAGTTGACAATGAGTTCGATAGAACGTATAATCTTAGTATTAATCAGGCGTATATAGTTAGTAAACCATATATACCTGAGGTTGAAGGACCCGCGTTCTATGAACACGAATATACTGAGCAAGTTGAACTAAGCCAAATAGGTACACCTCAACTCTTGTTTAGGTTGCCCGCTGATACAAGTAAGTCATTTGACATTGACTACTGGTATAAGACAGACAGAGCTGGCATTGTGTTTTCTAGATCAGGTACTTTAACTGTATTTGTAAATAGAGAGAACAATAGCGTAAGCGTTATGGATGATTATGATATTAGCGGACTAGATAGTTTAGGCCAAAGCCTGCAATTTAGTGCAACATTAAACCAGTTAGAAACGGCATGGAGTGCTCAAGTGAAATATACTAACCAATTAGACTCAGGAAATTTAACTTTTAAAATACGTACACGAAGTTAACTTTAATGTTTGGTGAAAAATATTCAGTAAGACTCCAGGCCTGGCATGACTTTAGGACAGAGTTAGAAAGCCATCCAGATCCCCTACAGTACACAATCGACACGTATGAAAGTGTGCCTCAAGTTAGTATTCATACTGACCCTTGGGATCAAAAAATATGGCCTCAACCTTGGGAACTGATTTTAGAAAATCAGTACTGTTCCTTTTGTACTGTATTAGGAATGTGTTATTCGCTACAGTTAACAGACCGCTTTAAACAGGTACCTGTAGAGATACATATCTGTATAGATAGAGAAGACAACGAAACTTACTATCTGCTACTAATCGAAGATAGGATAATTGGCTATGAACCAGACACTCATATAGCCAAGTCTGATCTTCCTGAAACAATAATTTCGCAACGTGAGTACCACATGTCTGGGTTGCAATAAATATAAAACTTAATAGGAATGATAGAGGAGAACAATATGTCCAACGGGATTCAGATCGTAAAACGATCCGGCAAAAAAGAACACATCAACATTGATAAAATACACAAGGTAGTAGAATTTGCTTGTGAAGGTTTAGCCGGCGTGAGTAGTAGTCAAATTGAAATGAATGCTAACTTACAATTTTATGATGGTATGCCAACAAGTGACATACAAGAAATTTTAGTAAGAAGTGCTAATGATTTAATTAGTTTGGACAATCCAAACTATCAGTATGCCGCAGCAAGACTATTAAGTTATGGTGTAAACAAAGATGTATTTGGCGAGTACACAGCAATTACACTACAGAAAAACATTGAACTTAACATTAAGCGTAACGTATATGATCCTGAGATACTTGAAAAGTATACAGCAGATGAAATTGCTACACTTGACAGTTATATAAGACATAAGCGTGATGAAAACTTTACCTATGCAGGACTACGCCAAGTAGTTGACAAATACCTTTGCCAGGATCGTTCTAATGGACAAATATTTGAAACTCCTCAGTTTATGTATATGATGATTGCGGCAACATTGTTTGCTAATTATCCAGCAGAAACACGTATGCACTACGTAAGGAGATACTACGATGCGACCTCACTTTTTAAAATCAATATTCCAACCCCAGTTATGGCAGGTGTCAGGACCCCTGTTCGACAGTTTGCAAGTTGTGTTCTTGTTGATAGTGATGACACTCTTGACAGCATTTTTGCTAGTGATATGGCTATTGGCCGCTATACAGCTCAACGTGCAGGCATTGGCATCAATGCTGGAAGAATACGCGGGGTCAACGCAAAGATACGTGGCGGCGAAGTGGCGCACACTGGTATCATTCCTTTCCTAAAGAAGTTTGAAAGCACAGTACGTTGTTGTACACAAAATGGGGTACGTGGCGGTAGTGCTACTACACACTTCCCGTTTTGGCATCAAGAGATTGAAGACATCCTTGTACTAAAGAACAACAAAGGCACAGAAGACAACAGAGTACGTAAGTTAGATTACAGCATACAGTTAAACAAAACAATGTATGAAAGATTGTTATCTGGTGGTGATATTACTCTTTTCTCGCCGCACGATGTTCCGGGCTTGTATGAAGCATATTTTGGAGATGCAGATAAGTTTAAAGAGCTTTATGAAAAATATGAACGTGCTACAAGCATTAAAAAGAAAACTATTCCTGCAATGGAATTGTTTAGTGCATTAGTAAAGGAACGTGCAGAAACAGGACGTATCTACATTATGAATGTAGACCATGCTAACACACACAGCTCGTTTAAAGATACAGTTTACATGAGTAACTTGTGTCAAGAGATTACATTGCCAACGAAGCCACTTAATCACATTGATGACCCAGAAGGTGAAATTGCATTGTGTATTTTAAGTGCTATTAACGTAGGCACACTAAGAAACTTAGATGACTTAGAAGAACTATGTGAGTTGGCTGTTAGAGCATTAGAAGAAATTATTGATTATCAAAAGTATCCAATTAAAGCGGCTGAGATTAGCACAAAAGCAAGGCGTAGTTTAGGTGTAGGTTATATTGGACTAGCACATTACCTTGCAAAGAATCATGTTAAGTATTCTGATAAAGAAGCATGGAAACTAGTACATGACTTATCAGAAGCGTTTCAGTATTACTTGCTTAAAGCCAGCAACACTTTAGCGCAGGAGCGAGGACCATGTGATTACTTTAACCGTACTAAATACTCCGACGGCATTCTTCCTATTGATACTTACAAGAAAGATGTCGATAATGTAGTAGAAGGAAAGTTAAATTATGATTGGGATAGCCTACGTTCTAACATACAGGAACACGGACTTAGACACTCGACATTGTCCGCACAGATGCCATCGGAGAGTAGCAGCGTTGTGTCAAACGCCACAAACGGCATCGAACCACCTAGAGGCTACTTGTCCACTAAAAAATCGAAGAAGGGGCCTCTTAAACAGATTGTTCCCCAATACCAAACTCTAAAGAACCACTACAGCTTGTTATGGGATATGCCTAACAACACAGGATATATAAATATTGTTGCTGTGATGCAGAAGTTCTTTGACCAAGCTATAAGCGGCAACTGGAGTTATAACCCTACGCACTTTGAAAATAATGAAGTGCCTATGAGTGTTATGATTGGTGACTTACTAAACACCTACAAGTTAGGATGGAAAACTAGTTACTATCAGAACACTTATGATTACAAAACAGATCCAAGTGAACTGGAAGATGAAGAAGCAAAAGTAGAATTACCAATCGGCACCCAAGACATAGACGAAGAAGAATGTGAAGCATGTGCAATTTAATTCTTGACAAATAGAATAAAAGATAGTAGCATTGCTACACATAGGATAAGGAAAGTTTAAAATGGCGAAAACAGTATTCAACACTGATAAAGTTGACTTTACAAAACAAAACATGTTCTTCGGAGCAGATATGAACACGCAGAGATATGATACATTTAAGTTTCCTGTGTTTGATAAATTAAACCAAACGATGCTTGGATATTTTTGGCGTCCAGAAGAAGTTTCATTGCAGAAAGATAGAGCAGACTATGCTAACTTCCGCCCTGAGCAGAAGCATATCTTTACAGCAAACTTAAAGTATCAAACATTACTTGATAGTGTACAAGGACGTGGTCCGTGTTTAGCATTTTTGCCACACGTATCCTTACCAGAACTAGAAGGTTGTATTGTTACTTGGGACTTCTTTGAAACAATCCATTCACGTTCGTATACACATATTATGAAAAATGTGTACGCTGATCCAAGTGAAGTATTTGATACTATCTTGGACGACAAAGAGATTCTTAAACGTGCAGAAGCTGTTACTAAGAACTACGATGCATTTACACAAGCGGCAGACGCTTACAATCATCGTGGCGAAGGTAGTATGCTAGATGTCAAAAAGAAACTTTACTTGGCTATGATGAATGTAAATATCCTAGAAGGACTTCGCTTTTATGTATCCTTTGCATGTACGTTTGGCTTTGGCGAACTAAAACTAATGGAAGGTTCTGCAAAGATTATTTCATTAATTGCACGTGACGAAGCACAACACTTAGCACTTAGCACACACGTTCTTAAGAACTGGAGCAATGGCAAAGACGATCCACAAATGGTTAAGATTGCTAGAGAGTGTAAAGAAGAAGTGTACGAAATGTGGCGCACTTGCGTAGAAGAAGAAAAGGCATGGGCGGAGTACTTGTTTAAAGATGGTTCAATGATTGGACTTAATGCAACACTACTTAATCAGTATGTAGAGTATATTGCTAACAGACGATTAAAAGCATTAGGATTAGATGCAATCTTTAACCAACCTGTAAATACTAACCCATTACCGTGGACTACACATTGGTTGAGTAGTTCAGGCTTGCAGGTAGCCCCACAAGAGACTGAAGTAGAGTCTTATGTTATTGGCGGTATTAAACAAGATGTAAGTGAAGAGTCACTTAAAGGATTTAGTTTATGACAAATATTGTAGTATGGAGCAAACCAAACTGCCCGTTTTGTGACAAAGCAAAAGCAAAGTTAGATGCAATGCATATTAACTACGAAGTAAAGATGATTGGCACTGACGTACAGTTGGAAGATTTATTAGAGGCTGTACCAGGCGCAAGGAGTGTACCACAAATACAAATCAATGGTGAGAATATTGGTGGCTACACAGATTTATTAAAATATATTGAAGACACCAACTTCAATGGCACAGGATATACATTATAATGTTGATTCAAAAAACACACAGCATTGGTGACGTAGTTTCAATGAAGCTATCAACTGGTGAAGAAATAATTGGTAGATTAGAAGAAGAATCTGAAACAGGTTACAAACTTAAGAAACCATTTGCAATAGTAATGGGCCAGCAAGGCCTTGCACTAGCACCATTTATGTTTAGTACAGCAAATGACCAGTCAATGGCATTTAAGCATACTAACGTAATGACAGTAGGCATAACACTTGAAGAAATTTCAAAACAGTATGTCCAACAAACTACAGGTATTGTAACTTAATGCCTGGAATTAGTCGTGACAATGATACAGCAGGCGGAGATTTAATTCCAAGCCAATCAACTGTATTCGCAAATAGCGAACTAGTCATTGTTAACGGCGACAGTGTAGAAGGTCACGGGTCAGGCGAGCATGCCGGACCAACTATAACAGCAGGTTCTAAAAATGTATTCATTGGCGGAGTTGCTGTTGTTAATGCAGGTGACCTTGCTACATGTGGTGATGCCGCAACAGGTAGTGATACCGTAAATGTTGCCGATCCTAGCTAAACCACTTTTAACACCCCTTAAACGCAGATCTATTAAATAAATTTGTAATTATAATACAGGAGAGCATTATGGCGACACATGAAGAGATTGTACAAGCGTACAACAACTACTTGGCAGAGCATGCAACTTTCGAAGAGAAAGGTGTAAAGGCTGCAGCAACAAGAGCTAGAAAGGCACTTGGCGACTTAGGTAAACTAACTAAAGATCGCAGAAAAGAAATCATTGAAAAGAAGAACTCAATGTAATGAGTGGACAAAGAAGTTGGCTTAAATTTTGGGCCCGAACTGTTGGTATGCCAATAGGCGTTACCGATGATGACAAACCAGAGTTTTTGCCAATTACGCAACAGGAAGTACGGAGAGCATTAGCATTCCGTACTTTTTGGATTGTACTCCACATAATAACGTGTTTTATGATTATAGCAGGGAATGCGAAAGCAATATTTTTTAGTTAGCCAAAAATAGGAAACTGATTTTGATTAATTTACTAAATAATCTTTGCGTATGATATAAACGCGACAATAATAAAAAGGAATATTATATGAACAAACTATTATTATCAATAGTAGCAGCAACCTTTATGGCTTTACCAGCTTTTGCAGATGACTTCGACAAAACTGGTGTAAGCGTAACGGCTTCAAAAGGTGATTTATCTTTTGGCTACGCAACAGGAACACACGCTGACTTCGCAGATGGCGCTGATGTGTTCTCACTGGGCACTTCAGGCCCAGTAGCTAATGTTGGCTTACAATTCATTAGCAACGGCTCAACAGATGATTACAGATTGAATCTATCTAAAAGAGCTGATCTTACATTAATTAATTTAAATCTTTATGGTGTTGCAGAAGCACACTATGACTTTGGTGATTCATTTGCTAAAGATAGATTAGTATTAAGCCCATATGTAGGTATCGAAGCACCTGTTTTTGGTGTAACACCATATGTTGAAGTAGGCTACGATGTTAGCTCATTAGAAGGTGACTACCTTGACTTTAACAACCAGGACAGCTATGCAGCTGTTGGTGCTAGAGTAGCTATTAACGAAAGCGTTGAGTTGAATGCTCAAATCCTTCAAAAGATGGATACCGATTTTGATAGCACAGATAGAGAATTTGTAGTAGGGTTCAACATTAAGTTGTAATTTACCACAAAGTTCTATTTGAATTAAAAAGGGTTGCTTTGTTGAATTGCAACTCTTTTTTTATGACTAAATAATGTTAGTATATAACAGGGCAAGGGGCAAACAATGGCAGATATAAATCAAACAGTGGAGATGCCTACTAGCGAGGACGATTTTCCAGAAGCAGATATTATTATCGAAGATGGAGCGTTTGACGGGTTCGAAGGTAAGACAATAAACATTACTGAAAACGTAGAAAGTCAGGGCGATGTACAAGCAGGTATAGAATTTATCTATCATATGCGAGAACATATTATAGATGTAACAGTAGCCACAGCATATCTATTAGTAGTGTATGCAATTTATATGTGGATTAAAAAGAAACTAAGTTAAGAGGGCAAATAAATGTACGAATATAAATGTAAGGTGTTACGTATAGTAGACGGAGACACTGTTGATATAGATATCGATTTAGGATTTGGTATATGGATGCACAGAGAACGTGTTCGTATAATGGGAATTGATACTCCTGAATCAAGAACAAGAGATACAGTAGAGAAAACATTTGGACTAGCGTCTAAAGCAAGACTCAAAGACATGTTACCAATTGGATCGATCCAAATACTTAAAACAGAAATTGATCGAAGCGGAGAAGACAAGAAAGGAAAGTTTGGAAGAATCCTTGGAGACTTCCTTATTGACGATAGAAGAGTCACTGAAATACTTGTTGAAGAAGGACATGCTGTAGCATACTTCGGTGGAAGCAAAGAAGAGATTGCAGCAAAACATTTAGTTAATAGAGATAAGTTATTGCGTGAAGGGGTAGTAAGTCGTGAAGACTATGATGCCGCTGTCGCTAAAATGACAAAATAAAGGTTGACATAACGTCTACTCTTTGCTATAATATTATTATAATATAGGCACGGAGTAGGCAATATGACAATGCATCTAGCGAGAGGTCTTAGTACCATCAGTACTAAGAAGCGTAAGAAAAAAGCTCTCACACAAAAAGATATCGAAAGATATACTGTCGAATGGCGTAAGCACAACAAAGCAATGCGTCAAGCAAACAATCACTCATTACAGTACGAAACATTAGACGACTACATTTCGTATGTTCGTGGTGAATACAAAGCCCCTATAAAAAGTAGAGGCACGTACACACCGGACACAAGCTGGCGTAGAGATGAACCAAAGATTCCTTCTGCAATGGAAGAAGCAATTAAGAATGGTACATTTAATAGAGGTTGTTCAGGCGGTACTAAGAAAGAAACACCTAAGTATACAGGTGATCTTATTGTAGGCATTGCAACAATGCACAAATCAAATGCTGTTCCTGTAATGAGAGGCACAAAGCAGGCAGAAGAAATTGCAAGGATGAGGAGATAAGCATGAAACATTTAATGAGTATATTTTTTATCGCTCTGTTCACAACGGCAACACATGGCTCTACATTTCAACAACCAATAGAAGGCGAAGTGTTTACTGAGCGTGAAGAGCCCGAATTGTACTGTTTAGCAATAAACATTTATCACGAAGCAAGAGCAGATCATATTGCAGGCCAATATGCTGTTGCAGATGTAGTTCTTAATCGTGTACAAGATACACGATATCCTAATACTATTTGTGAAGTAGTAAAACAAGGTCCAGTAAAAGAGAGTTGGAAGACTAAACAGTATTCTAATCTACATGATAACGAACGTATATACAATCCTATTCGACACAAGTGCCAATTTAGTTGGTGGTGTGACGGTCGTAGTGATGCAACACATGACTTGGACAGTTGGATGCGAGCGCAAGAAATTGCACAGCGTCTTGTGTATCTAGGAAGATATAGAGGCATAACAGAAGGTGCTACGCACTATCACGCAACATATGTTTCTCCAAAATGGATTAGTGATTTAGACCAGGTTGGACGTATAGGACAACATATTTTTTACCGTTGGCCATAAAAGTGGTTGACATTCTTTTAACTTGAACATATACTATAAACTTAATAATGAATAGGCTAAATGGAGGCTAATATGAATAATATGTTGAAAGCGGCTACATTCGCAGGCGTCATCCTGACACTTGGAGCATGTAGTTCAATGACTACTATCGACGTAAGAGAAACTAAAGCAAACCCTAAGTGGTATGAAGATTGTGAGCAAATTGGCTCAGAAGGTTTCTTGTTTTGGAAAACTGACTATGCGTATGCATGTGGTATGGGCGAAAGTCAATACGAACAAGCAAGTGAATCACAAGCATATACTTTTGCTGTGAAAGGTTATGCAGAACGTATTAACGGTACTGTGAATAGTTTTACAGAAGTAGACATCAACGACAATAGTCGTAAAACTAGAACGTATGTAAAACATTCTGTTGAAGACACAGTTATTAGAGAGCATCTTGAAGTTAAGAAGAAGTCTTACCAACTTGCATCTACTGGCAACGTTCATACGTATGTAAGAATTAAGATGCCACTTGAAACTTTTGATCGTTTGATTCAGGAGGCAAAGAATGGTCAAGTATCTATTGCTGACAATAGTAGCAATTAGTAGTGCAGGGTGTACAACACCCGCCTACTTTGACTACAAGGCGCCATACTGTTACACTGATGAAACTGTCCAATTAAAGGATGGCGAAAAGGTATCAGGTAATGCAACCCACTCTTGTACTGATCGTCCAGGACAACAGGTTGCTATACAACGTGCAGGAATTGATGCAGGTTGTAAAGAGTTTTGGTATAATGAATTTAGAAACGGGAAAGTAATTCCTACTAGAGGAGTGTATTGTGAGAAACTTGACGGTAGCACTGAGATCATTAATATTAACGGCAACAATAATTAGTCTAGGGGCGTGTTCAACAACTACGCCCTATCAGACTAGTGCTGTACAAGTTCCTGCTGTTAATAGTCCAACCGGTGGCACAAGCATTATGGTTGATGTTGTAAACGGCTTGTATATTACAAACAAGTACGGACTAGATAAGCAACAGAAACAAAAACAAACAGCCGCCTTTTATACAGCGTTAGACAGCGACTACGGCAAGGTTATTAGTTGGTACGAACGTAATGCAATGGGTCATGTTAAGGCTGTACACGGCTATCCACAAGGTAGAGGATTTTGTAGAGTAGTTTATAGTCAAGTAACTGTTAAAGGTCGTTCACGACACTTTGAAGAAACTGTATGTAAGAAACATCTCGACGATGTGAGGTGGCACTTTGTCCGAAAATAACGATAAATACATAGAGGGAAATACAATGTTACTAGGTATACTAACACTAATCACGGCCCTTGCTATATCGGCCGTGGCAATTTACTATTCTGTAGCAGGACTGGTTGCAATATTCGCAGCCGCCGCTATCCCAATTATGATTATGGGTGGTGTGCTAGAGGTTGGTAAACTAGTGACCGCTGTATGGCTACACAAACATTGGAGTAAAGCCGCTTGGTGGCTGAGAACTTATCTCGCCTCTGCGGTGTTTGTCCTTATGCTTATAACAAGCATGGGCATCTTTGGTTTCCTATCTAAAGCACACATCGAACAAACAAGTGCAGGCGAAGAAAGTGTTGCACAAATAGAACGTATCGAAGATGAAATAGCAAGATACATTGGACAAGTTGGCCGTGCTGAAAATAAAATTAGAGAATTAGAATCAAGCACATTTGATAACGATTCACAAATTCAAGATCAAATAGATAAAGAACAAAAGCGTATTGACACAGCATACGATCGCATACAACCTGCTATTGACGAGCAGAATTTAATTATTGCAAACGTAACACAACTGTACCAAGATGAACTAGATAAGATTGATACAGACATAGCCACACTTCAAGGTTATGTGGACAATGGCGAAGTTAAGAAAGCTCAACAAACAATCGGCGCAAGTGCAGACGGAGTGTTTGGCAAAAAGACAGCAGAAAAAATTGGCGATTGGAAAGACCAAAAACAAATAGAACGTGCAGGATGGTTACAGAAGATACAAGAGTCTGCTAACTCGCCTACAGTAGTAGCCGCACGTGAAGAAATTAAAAGACTAAGAACTGTTGCAGACGATAACATTGCACAGTCTAATACACTTATCAATAGACTGAGAAGCAAGTTAGGTACAGACGATGTTAACCTTGACGAGCTATTAGATGAACAGTTCGAAAGAGTTCGAACAGCAAATGCAGAAATAGAAATACTTACTGATGAAAAATTTGAGCTACAAGCAGAGTACAGAAAACTAGAAGCAGAAGTAGGACCTATTAAATACATTGCTGAATTTGTTTATGGCGAACAAGCAGATAAAAACTTATTAGAAGAAGCGGTGCGTTGGGTTATTATTACAATTATATTTGTATTTGATCCTCTTGCAGTACTGTTACTAATAGCAAGCCAATACACGTTTGAATGGAATAGAAAGCGTAAGCCTAAACCTGATAACGATGAATGGAAACACTACGAACAAATGAGAGCAGAAGTAATTGCTGCTAATGTTCCTCCTACGTTTGAGCCTGAGCCAGAAGAAGAATATCCAGTAGACTTGTTTAACAACAAAGCACAAAAGCATGAAGAAGCTGAAGCTGAAGAAGAGTTACCAAGTGCTGTAGATGATGCCGCAACGGCAATGGCTGAAAGTGCTGAAGACTCAAAAGAATATCCAGATACAAAAAACGCATTCTTCTTCGCAAACGAAATAGAAGAATCTAAAAAAAAAGACCTAAGACTTAAAGCAGGTCAATCACAAATAGAACAAACTAGACGTGAACACATAGATGCACTTGAGGCAGATGCATCTATAGCCGAACGCAAACGTGAATGGAAACAAGCCAATCCAGATGAGAACCTTAAGAGTTGGAAAACATTATATATACAAGGTAGGATTGATAAGTTACCGTGGGTACCAGACGAAGATGGGTACGTGCAGAACGGCGAACAATCAGACGACACTATTTGGAAACGGTTGAAAAAATAATACATGCCTCAAATCAAAGTAATTACTCCGCCTGATATATTACACAATAGCGACCCCAACATATTGTTAATATATCCAAGTGCAGATCTTAAAGAAGAATTTCAAACAATTATACAAGACTGGGATATAAACTTCAACTTGTATATCTATTCACAACCTGCTCATGACCATGATTTAGATTGGCTTCTTACTTTAGTTAAAATGTGTGATAAAACTATTATGGACCTCGATCAATGCGATGCTCAAGTACGAGAACTTGCATCATATATTATATCGCATTCAAAAACTTATTGGTTGACAAATGCGGTCGAAACAGTGTATAATAAATTAAGTATGAATCGCATATACGATTTACAACAACTAAAGGAAGGAGTACTTAGTGACAAGAAATAATAAATTTAACAACTTCAACAGCAACAAGCGTTGGGATAATAAACCTAAAGAACAACCTAAAGGTCTTACTGTAGAAGTACGTAACGGTGATGTAACCAAAGCTCTTAGAATCTTTAAGAAGAAAGTACAAGAAGCAGGTATTATTCAAGAAGTACGTGAAAGAGAATACTACGAAAAACCTTGCGAAAAACGTAATCGAAAAAAGAAAGCGGCAATTAATAGACATAAGAAAGCCCTAGCTAAGAGAAAAAGCGACTTAGGATTCTAGAATGGCGATGCACACAGAGTTGTGGTTCCCTAGTGTTGTATGGAGCTCAATGATTCATGTTGGTAAGAACGAAGACTTAAAAGCATATGCTTACGAGTTGAAGAAAGAAGTACCAACACAAGTTCTAAGCAACTATGGCGGATACCAAAGTCCTAATCTAAAAGCAGGTGAGTCTCAAGCACTTGATAGACTAATGGATACTATCACAGAAGAAGTAAATTTTTGTGCTAACCAAGTTGGTCTTAAACCTTTAGAACTATACAATGTTTGGATTAACATCAACCCGCCGGGTGCTTACAATGATTTGCACAACCATGTAGGCAGTGTACTAAGTGGTGTGTACTACATTGAAGCAGACCCTTCACAAGGAAACATACAGTTTGAAAGAAGCGATAATGCAGATTATCACATGCCTCTTGATGTAGAGAAACACACATACTTTACAAGTACAAGAGCAAGTTATGCTTCTAAGACAAACGCATTGTATGTCTTTCCTAGTTGGCTTAAACACTCAGTACAAGGCAACACGTCACGCCGTGACAGACTTTCAATATCATTTAACTATGGAGAAGTGAAGTAATGCGTATCGAAGAAGACACGAAACTAGACTACAAAGATGTACTTATTCGTCCTAAGCGTAGTACATTAGGCTCACGTAAAGAAGTAGACTTATCTAGGGAATTTACATTCCGTAATTATAAATCAGACTTTCCAGATAATGCTCACGACATAGATTACAAAGGAGTACCTATCATTGCAAGCAACATGGACGGTGTTGGTACAATGGAAATGGCAGACTACCTTGCAACAGGAGAAGTAATGACTTGTCTTGTAAAAACATACACTGAAGATGAACTTGTAGAGTACTTTGACGACCACCAAGAACGCACAGATTATGTTGCAATGAGTATTGGCATAACAGATAACGATTATATAAAGTTTAAAGATGTTTACGAACGTGTGGGCAATCGCCTAAAGTATGTTTGTATTGATGTCGCTAACGGATACAGTCAACGTTTTGTTGAATTTGTACGTGGCTTTAGACTGAACTACCCAAATGTTGTTATTATAGCAGGTAATGTAGTTACAGGAGAAATGACAGAGGAGTTAATTTTAAGTGGAGCAGATATTGTTAAAGTGGGCATCGGTCCTGGGAGCGTTTGCACGACTCGTATTCAAACTGGTGTTGGTTATCCTCAGCTTAGTGCTGTTATTGAGTGTGCTGATGCTGCTCATGGCCTTGGCGGACATATCATCGCTGATGGCGGATGTAGTACTCCTGGAGACGTTGCTAAGGCATTCGCAGGAGGCGCAGACTTTGTTATGCTTGGAGGCATGCTTGCCGGACACGATGAAGGCGGCGGTGAGGTAATTACAAAAGAGTATAACACACGAGAAATTGGCGTGACAGAAATAAAAAGTTTTGTACAGTTCTACGGTATGAGTAGTGAAAGTGCAAACGACAAGCATTTTGGTGGATTGAAAAATTATCGTTCATCAGAAGGACGCACAGTGTTAGTGCCTTATAGAGGAGAAGTTGCCCGAACGGTGCAAGAGATCCTTGGAGGTGTGCGTAGTACATGTACCTATGCAGGTGCAATGAAACTAAAACAACTAGCAAAATGTACAACGTTCGTTCGTTGTACGCAAACTCATAATTCAGTTTATGAGTCTGCAACCATAGGAAAATAAACACACGAGATAAAATCAACAGGAGTATAATATGAAAGAATTTATACCTATCGCAATTGCGATGACAATCTGTGTAGCATTTTTAATTACTGTATTGATGGGATTATAATATGAAAGAGTTATGGGCTGTATTAGCGGGTCTTACTGTATTCACACTGTTCTATAGCACTGTG